TGATGCGGAGTCATATGCAAACGAATGCTCTTCATTTAAACGAGATAGGGTGGACGCGGTTCCCCGTTATTATATGTGTGGTTATCGCCTTGGTGATAGCGGCGTGCATCCTAAAGTTAGGGAGCCCCATCCTGAAACTTTTGTTGTGGTGTCTAAAAGAACCCTCCATGAGTATCCTGAGTTGCTTCTTGAGCCAGGATCAATCTACTTATCTGTTCGACGAAATGAAGCGGCAACGCTTCCGTGCTATATTCCAGGTGTTAGCCCTTATATTGTTGATCGTGACAGTATATGTGATATTTTATATGGGGCTACGCATAGGAATTGTTGCCTTCTTCCTACTACTACTCCTGAAATGCGGAAAGCCCTTCTTCAACTTAATAATAAACGTTTGGAGGAATGGATGCACATGGATGTCGGTGAATTCAGCTATACGATCGAGGAGTATCTCACCTCGCTCTCCGGTTATAGCTCAAGTGAACTCTCCCGAATGTTTGAAAGATTTGTCAGTGGGATTGAAACCACGAAACACTTCTTTTCCGCATTCGTCAAGGATGAGTTCTACTTTGAACCCAAGCCCGCAAGACTTATCAGCGGCCCCGACGATTTCTACAAGTGTGCGCTCGGACCTGTGTGGAGGTGGATCGAAAATCACCTCTACCGATCTCCATGCTATATAAAACACATTGCAGTTCGCGATCGTGCGGACTTTTTGTCGGAGAAGGTGAATTCGGGGATGGTAGTAGTGGAGGGTGATGATTCTGTTTTCTTGTACCAGGGTAGGTATTACAGTGTTGATATCACAGCTTTTGAGTCAATATTTGTGAGAGAGATGCTTCAAGTCTTGGATTTCCGAGTCATTGAATGGTTCATGTCAAAAGTAGGCTATATGGGGAACTGGGAGAAATTATGTAAGGCCCATGATTATACAAAAACAAACACTCTTTATTTCAAGAAGTTTATGATGGCCGTCGTTGTTGATTATCGGCGGACAAGTGGTACAAACCAGACTTCTGTAATGAATGGGTGGGCGAATATGTTAATCATAGACACCATAAGATCAACCGGACTCCCCATGACAGTTGAGACCTTTAAGTCAGTAGGTGTTGATGCCAAGATAGTTGTGGCTGATTCCCTAGGAGAGGTCGGCTTTTGTCAAATGTACTTCGATGATGTCCGAAGAGAAATGATTATAGACCCGCGCCCGCGCATATTGAAGATGTCGTGGACGGGTCAGAAATATATGGGAGCTAGCGAAAAGACGCTCTCAAGTCTCTTATATTTAAAGACTCTCAGCACTTGTTTTGAAGTTCCTAGATGCCCCATTCTTTGGGCAGTCTGCAAACGATACCTACAGTTGTGTAAAGAAAGAGAGGTAGCGAAGGGAAGGTTGTTGCGGTTAGTGGATACGCGGTGGTGGCGAGAGTG